CTGCGTCTCAAAGAGGATGGAATATGGATACCGGATGCTTATCCGAAAAAACGCAAATCACGTAAACGCCGCGCCAAAGTAAATAAAGAGCTGGAGATTATCGATGTGGAACAAAATTGATTCTCGTATTAACACGGCGTTAAACCGTATAAGACAGGCCTTCAGGGGCGTTTTAATAAGGGTTAACAGCGGCGGAGATATTCAGACCATTCAGGGTAAAGGTCTGGCTACGGAGTCCCTGCAGGATGTGGAGATGTTCCAGCAGTACGGTTTTACATCCAACCCGCCGAGGGGTACTAAAGCCATTATGCTCCCGCTGAACGGGCGCACCAGTCATAGCGTGGTGATTGCCACAGAACACGCTTCATACAGGTTAAAGAGCCTGAAAAGTGGCGAGCTTGCCATTTATTCTGATGAAGGCAGCAGCATTATCCTGAAACGCGGGAAAATTATTGAAGTGAATTGTGATGAATATATTGTTAATACTAAAAAACACACCGTGAATACCGAAGAGCATATTGTTAATACAAAAACGTATAAAACCACAGCCTCAGAGCGGGCAGATTTTGATACGCCATTGCTGAAAGGCAGTAATGAAGTTGCTGACGGTAAATCTACGCTGAACACCATGCGCGAGACTTATGACGGTCACGACCACAACCACGGCGGCGATGCAGGCACAACGCAGAAACCTAATCAGCCAATGTAATTTGTGGTAACGTAAGTTCTCCTTCAAAAGCAATACCCACTGAACCCCTTCACCGATAATTTAAATTTCCATGCCGATAGTATTACGGCATGGAAATGTTGATTGACCCAACGACCGGCGATTATACCGGCGACAGCTCGGACACTTTAGCGAATGCCGTCTATTTAAGACTGATGACGCCCCTTGGCTCATGGTGGGCTGATCCAGCTCTGGGCTCTCTTTTACATACTCTTCGCCGCGAAAAGGATGTTTCCCGCGTTCAGAAACTCGCGGTGCAGTATTCGCAGCAGGCCCTGAAGCCGATTATTGATGACGGTCGCGCTAAGTCCATTTCCGTAACTGCAGAGCACTGGCAAAAAGGCTGGATGCTGCTTCATATCATCGTCACGTCCGCGAGCGGAACGCCGCAGACCTGGAAATTTCCGGTTAAGGTCAGCTGATGCCATTCATTACCAAAAATGCCGCGCAAATTCGCACCGACATTCTGCGGGATATCAAAAATCTCCTGCAGTTGTCAGATGACAAGCTGGGGCCAGACAGCGACTGGTATGTCCGGGCGTCAAGTGTGGCCAGCGTTGCCGAGGGGCTTTATCAGCATCAGGGATGGATAGTCCGTCAGATATTCCCGGATACAGCTGATTCCGAATTTCTCTATCTGCATGCCCGTTTACGTGGTTTAAGCAAAAAAGCGGCCAACAGCGCCTCCGGGCCCGCCACATTTACCGGCGAACCGGGCGCGGCAGCTGCCGCCGGTCTTGTGTTCAAACGCGACAGTGTATCGTGGACAACAACCGAAGAAATTACTATCGGGTCGGATGGAAAAGCATCCGTAAATGCAATGTCTTCTCTGTCCGGGACTGCGGGTAATACCACCTCAGTCACATCGGCAACGCTGACCACTACACCTGACGGGTTTGACAGCACAGTGACCGTTGGTCTGATGACTGGCGGTACGGATGAGGAAACTGATGCGGAGCTGCTTGCCCGTCTGCTTGAAATCATTCGCCGACCTCCTGCAGGCGGTAATAAATATGATTACAAACGCTGGGCGCTGGAGGTATCAGGTGTATCTGCAGCATATGTTTATCCGTTGCGACGGGGGCTGGGCACTGTTGATGTTGTTATTACGTCTGCAGGTGGGTTGCCTTCTCAGGATGTGATCGACAGGACGCAGGCTCACATTGACGATGTTCGGCCTGTTACAGCAAAAAACACGCTGGTCATCATGCCTGTCATCCGTGCATTTGACGTGCTCGTAAAGGTATCACTGGAAGGAATCACCCTCGCAGCAGCCAAACAGGCTATTACTGGAACGCTGGAGGACGATGACTCGCGCCGTAAGCCGGGAGTGGCTTTTATCCGCAGTCAGGCGGGGACATTGATTTCTCTCATTCAAGGTATCACCGACTATGACATCGTTACACCATCCACAAATATTCAGCCTGTAATCGATGCCACGAAAGTCGAATGGCTTAGATTAGGAAACGTTGAGGTAGAGCTGCTATGAGCTACTTCACGCTGTTAAATCGTCTGCTGCCACTCGTTTCGTACAGTCCTGGCCAGCCTCTGCTTGATGCATCCTTGCGATCAGAATCTGGTGCTTTTGACACTCTCGATGTGTCTGCTGGGCTTGTCGAAGGTGGAGTTACTCCATTTTATGCACGCAGCCTTTTGTCTGACTGGGAACGCGTCCTGGACCTTGCTCCTGCTGAAGGTGCGACATACCAGCAACGCCAGCAGCGTGTACTGGCCAAAATGGCTGAGGTCGGTGGTCTCAGTATTCCGTACTTTACTCAACTGGCCAGTAACCTTGGCTACATCATCACAATTGATGAACCGCAACCTTTCAGGGCGGGAGTTAACCGCGCCGGTGATCGGCTCTGGGTTGAAGACATTATCTGGGTATGGCGCGTCAATATTCAGAACGCTGGGGCGCAATCCTATCGCTTTCACTCAGGCAGTTCAGCAGCAGGTGAACGCCTGACCTCCTTTGGTGATCCGGTTATTGAAGAAGTCTTCCGCGATCTCAAACCAGCTCATACATTTTGCTACTTCGCATATCAGGAGAATGAATAATGCGGCCCTTAATGCCACCGGTGCAGACGCCGGATAATCTTTTCCATGATGGTAATCCGCTCACAGGTGAGCTGGGGACCATAGTTGATGCCGAGCATCTTAATAACGTTCAGGGTACTGTCAGAGATACACAGTCAGAACTTCTTACGATTCTGGCTTCTGCAGGTATTAACGTTGATCCAACAAAACAAAATCAGCTCTTAACTGCACTTAAAGCGCTTTTACTGAGTCGTTCAAATCCTTTCGGTGATATTAAAACTGATGGCGCACCTGCGATTGCTAAGGCTCTCTCAAACCTTGGTCTAAGTGACACAGTAGATAAAGCCGAAGGAGCTGTCCAGAAAACTGGCGATGAAATGAGCGGGAAGCTAACGCTGCCGCAAACATCTTCATTTGGCGTAAATGTTAATAACAATATCGGTGGAAGTTCGATTGCGATTGGTGATAATGACACCGGGTTTAAGTCAGGTGGTGACGGAATTATTTCCCTTATCGCCAATAGTGTTGTTGCCGGGTATTTTAGTGAAAATGAATTACAGCATCACGGAAAGGTACTGACAAAAATCTTTCAGGCCATTGCAGAAAACAACGTGACGGAGGGTGCCGGAGGTTTTGGTTCGCAACTTGAAAGTGGCGCACCTTTTATCACTCCGCGAATAACCAGACCAAATGATGACAACAATTATTTCCCTTTCTGGAAGCAAATTGTCTCTCTTGTCTCTGGTTATCCCGTTGCCGCATCAATGGGGTTAATGACGACCGGGAAAATAAATTTCCCTCAGATTGTTATTCATGCGAAAACAGATTTTGATGTCAATGACAAACTATGGGTTTTTGATGTGGCATCAGGAGAGTTCAGAAGCCCAGGCCGTTTGTTAGGTACTGAAATATTTCTTTCAGGAAAAACGCGAATTGCGGCCGATGGAAACATTAACAGTGAGGTATGGGGCGGCTGGCTGAATGATTATTTAAACAATACCTATAATAAAAAAAATACGGCAACACTGGGGTTCTCAGGCTGGAGTCGTAATGAGTCAACGGGGCTGATTATGCAGTGGGGTAACGTGGATAAAGCTAACGGAACCTACTCATTTCCCCGGGCATTTATAGACACCTGCTTTGCTGTTTTCGCGACGAACAAAGACGGACAGGGCGGCGCTATTGATAACGCCTATGGTTATCCGGTAAGCAAAACACAGTTCCGCCTGGCCTGTAAGGCGAACTCTGGCGCTGATACCGCATACGGCATTTCTTGGTTTGCACTGGGGTACTGATAATGACTGAACAATATTACTACAGCTATTCGGCGAAGGGCTTTTTCTGGCTGAGTGCAGATGAACTTAAAGGAAACGATATTCCCGCTGACCTGATGCCTGTCAGCGAGGAAGAGCACGCCGCACTGTTCCTCGGTCAGGAGCGGGGTAAATACATTAACCATACACCTGATGGGCCAGTTCTGGTTGACCAGCCGGATTACTCGCCAGAAGAACTCATTGCGCAGGCGGAAAGCAAAAAATCAAGCATGATGCAGGTGGCTAATGACGCTATTGCGCCTCTACAGGATGCTGTTGATCTCGATATCGCAACTGATGAAGAAAAAGCACAGTTAGTGTCATGGAAAAAATATCGGGTTCAACTCAACCGGGTGGATACCTCAACAGTGCCGGATATAGACTGGCCACCCTTACCATCCGATTAAGGTCAAATCTCTGAAAACGCCGTATAGCGTGAGAGTACACCCTATTGCTACAGGTAAGCCTGTTCGAAAAAAGGCTTACCGTACAATAATTCTCTATATCCAAACTACCCCCTATTTTGCTAGCAATCACTCAAAAGATCTCATTTTCAATGCAGTAAGTGTGGAGTAGAATCTCGTCGTTTTGCGATCCTTTCTGGATCTTTAGCAGAGAGTTGGGTAATTTGAACCCACTCAGCACGGGATCAGGTGCATAACACCGGGTCATGTGCTAGAGTTCACCTGTTGACTACAAAACGTAGCAAAACATGCAGTATGGGATTTAGGGCGCTTTCGCGGGGTTTTGCGGGAGTCTAGAAGAACAAAGGCCCGCTAACGAATTAGCGGGCCTCTGCGGTTCAAATCTTTGTCAGCAACTAAGCCACACAAATCATCGAGCCTCGACAACTCCGATTATAGTGTGACCCTGGCTGACAATGCAAGCGAATCGCAAGCATTAGGTCAGGAATAATGGATAACCACACACCCACGCTACGGCCGGGGACTATCAACCCCGATCCGCGCTACAAACGGCCAGACAGATACAAGCGGAAAATGCCCGCTTTTCTCGCGCGCTTGCTCGAAAGTATGGGGGAAACCGACCTCACTGCTCATCCCGCGTTTTACATGCCATCAACCGGCCGTAAACGTACAATTCGAAAGCATGGCCGTAACAGCCTTAACGCTACTCTCCGCACGCTGATCGCCAATGCCGACGTTATAACCGCGTCAACTACGATCAGTTGTACCAGTATGGCCGCCCAGTGTGGGCTACAGACTAAATCCGCAGCCGGTAACAAGGGGATCACCCGCTTTACCCGAGCTCTCAAAGTTCTGGACGCAGCTGGGGCCACACAAAGCCGGATTGAACGCGATCCATCTTCTGGCCAGTTCTTATCTGCTGTGGTTGTGATCACGGCCGTTGGTATGGCCATTTGTGGAACGACGGAAAAAGCCTGGCGCGCGGCCGCGCGTATGAGAGCTAATTTCAGCGGTAAGCCGCTGGCATACGGTGACGAAGAAGAAACCGACCTCAAGCAGCGTCTGGCCGAACGTATAGCCGCGTGGCGTAAAATGCAGCGCGAGCGCCGCGCAGAGAAAGCCAGGCGTAAGCGTGAAGAGACATTAGCGCGCCGTGCAGCTCGTAAGGACGAGGAACGACAGCTACACTCCCTTATACGCTCCCTCACCCAATCATTACCATTGTCCGAGCTAAAAGAGCTCGGGCTTGATGGCCTTAAAAAACGTGCGCTGTCATTATTGCGCCGCGTAAGTTCTCCCCCCGTACCTGAATAGCTCCCCTCTCAGTTAACCGCATTGGCTTGCGGTGATTCCGCACGTCCATAGCAAATATTTGCTTGTTTTTTGTACGCTCCCTCAATGTTTCACCCCGGTTCCTCTTCCTTTTCGCCCTGTTTTGAAAAGTTACTCACATTATCCGCAAATGGTTTTTGAAATTTAATCGCTAATGGTTTGGCGATTTATCCGCTATGTTTCTTTGTCTTTTTTCTTTTATTTATTATCAGTAAAAGATCTACTTATTATCGCATTCTGCGAATGTGGATAAATGACCGCCCTTGCAGCGGCGCAAGCGCCGCGCCGGTTCGGAAGGTCAACAACATGAAGTAGCACCCGGCATAGCCGGGCAACCCACTACAGGGCCCCCACGTCTCCGACCGGAAACCACAACATCGCGATCATGTCCGTGGAATTAAAAAAAACCGTCTGGCAGGATCAGGGGGGCGATTTGTGGTCAGGATGGAAAATTACCGCCCTCCTCTCCAGCTGGTGGCCATAAACTAAAAATGACCGCTCATTGTTCGTCTGAAAGTAAAGATTGCTAAAAACGGCCGTTTGGGGCCTTAAATCGGGTCAAATCAGAAAGGTGTTTTTGATAACAAATTAGCAACATTTAAAACGGTCATTTTCGGTAGGGTAAACGTGTTCTTTTGGCCGGTTCGACTCAATATCATCATGAGTGGTCCCGCAGTGGTTCCGGTAACGTCCATTATGTTAAATAGGGCCTGTTTTCGACAAATTATCCATCCTATACACATAAAATACACATCGCTATTGCCTGTCATTCTCTGATGTGTATAATGTACACATCGAAAGACAGCGGGGACGGAAAATTGAGGAGTGCGGATCTAATCAAGATGCTGGAGGCTCAGGGATGGGAATTAAAACGGGTGAACGGCAGTCACCACCAGTTTAAGCACCCTGATTTTCCATACGTGGTAACAGTGCCACACCCTAAGTCGGAGCTGAGCATAGGAACGCTTAACTCAATTTTGAAGAAAGCAGGACTTAAGAAATAACTGGAGGGCTGGTCACTGGCCAGCCTGGGGGAAACCCTGTCATTGGAGAAGAAACATGTTTTACCCAGCGTACATCCATAAAACTGAGGTTGGATCAGGTTATAGCGGATTCTTTCCGGGCGTGCCTGGCTGTATTTTTGCCGGTGATTCCTTTGAGGAAGCGCTGGCCGATGCTCACAGCGCGCTAAAGGCCCACTTTGAGTTTAGCGCTGATGAGGGCTACGACGTTCCCGAAGGTGAGCCGGTAGAAAACTATTTAGGCCATGAAGATTGCCAGGGTGGGATCTGGTCAGGTGTGTCTATCGACATGACTAAGTTTGACAGCAAGGCCAAACGAGTCCAGATCACGTTATCAGGTGGGTTACTGGCGCGGATCGATTCAGCGGTTAGCGCCGGTGTCTACAGCTCGCGTAGTGGATTCCTGGCTGATGCCGCCCGCCATGAGCTGGCCCGTAACACCTGAGCCTATCTAAGCCCCGCCCTGAGCGGGCTTTTTGTTACCCCATTTCCTCAATCCGTTTCTGGTATATCCTCTGGGCGATCTCGCTGCCGGTGGCTGTGAGGCCGAACGCGAGTTTTAGCGACTGGCGATCGCGGTATTTGTTGAGTAGACCATTTTGCGCCAGCGTATGGCATGAGCGCCGAAAATTGGTATCGGCTACCTGGTTAAGCCGCCCACGGTTGAGCAGCTCCAGAATCGTCATAGCCGGTAGCGGGCCATCTACGTTCTTACGTTCCGTCAGACCATACAGCACAAACAGAATATCTTTTTGCACACCAGAGAGGCGCGTTGAAGTTTGGTTATTCATGTGTCACATCATTAAGATGATTTTTATGAATGCTATCGTTAAAGATGTGTCACATCAATAACAAACGCAAAGCACGCACGTCATACAGGAAGATATAAAGATATATTTATATAAATATATCAAAATAAGCTTGCACGTTAGGACCAAAAGTCCTATTATCTACTCATCGGCCGGACATAGTGTCAAGGCCACATGAAGAGATAGAAACCATGACCTCAATCGAAATTGCAAATATCATCCTCTCTCAGCTGGGCGGCCGTCGTTTCACTGCTATGACCGGCGCTAAAAATTACATGGCCTTGAAATCTGGTTTACAGCTGGATTTACCGAAAAAGGCGCATTACGTGAAAAACGGAATCTCCCGCCTCTGGATCGAGCTGACCCCGGCTGATACTTACACTATCAAGGCGTGGAAAATTCGTGGGATGAATGCTCAGCTGGTGGACACCATAGAGAATGTGTATTGCGATGAGTTACAGTCCACCTTTACCGAACTGACAGGGCTGGACACTCATTTATAAAACCAGGCCCCTCCGGGGGGCCTTTTTTGCAAAAGGACCCGATATGACTACTCCTGATATTATGGCCGCTCAGGCGCGCGCCATCGAGCAAGGGTTAAACCCCGCGACTCTGGCCCCGTTCTCTAAGGGATGGGTGCGCCCTTCCCCTGATGATATGCGTTTAGTTCTACAGCTGGCCGGTTTTACTGAGTCTCAGGCTGGCCAGTATGTAGGCGTTGATCCACGGAACATACGTAAATGGAAAGCGGGCGCACCGGCTCCGACTTATGGCGGCTGGTGTCTGCTGGTTTATGCTGCGGGGCTGGGGATGATCCCCGACAACACTGCTTTCGATACGGTTAAGATATAAATATATATTCATATAAATATATCAGAAAGAGCTTGCATGTTAGGACTAAAAGTCCTATTATCTACTCATCGGCCGGACACAACGTCAAGGCCACATGAGGAGATAAATCAATGAGCTATGTAACCATCCGTCGTAACGCATTCAAAAAAATTGCTTCTGTTCTTTCTCAGGCTAAAGGCATTATTCATTGTTCTTCTGTAATGCGTATCGATGACGCTTATGACTCATCAAGCCGCCGCTCTGACGCTGAGACCGCGTTAACCTGGCTGAAAGAGAATCAGGAAGGGGCATCCGTATACATGGATGAAAACCGTATGGTAATCAGCGGCCCTTACTACTTTTGCGACTCCTTTACTGTTTATCTCGATGAGGCTGATTTTGCTACGGCTCTCAGTGAAATGAATTAATAATAAAACGGGCCGCAAAGAGCGGCCCTTGTTGTTTCTGTGACGCGTCACAGCATGTTTATTTTGCTGATTTTCGCTCTCTATCCAGTCTGGCCAATCCCTCACTCATCATCCCCATAAGCGTCTCTGTACTGACTACCCTGGAGACCAGACCTCTCATAGCCTCATCACTCCCCGGCGATAGGTAGAGGGTCCCAGCTGGCAGAACCTTAATCACCGGCCGCAAGAATGAATCAAAAGACAGCTCCGCGCGCGTATGGCGCAGGAGGTCAGCTAAAAGGCCACTGGCGGCCAGCTGGTGATCAACCGGGTCCCATTGTTTCACGTCAAACCCGTTATCCGTTGCAAAGTCATTACAGCACGTCAAAACGTCATCGATGTAATCAAGAGCCCGTGTCCGGTAGGTGCTATCCGTTAACAACATAACGTTGTCTACCGATTCCCGGTCATCAGCTGGTGGACGGTCCCCGGCCAGTGGAATCCGCAGAACGAGCGACAGCGCCTCACTGTACTGGTTAGCGTCGATCTCTTTGTAGGAGCGCCCAAAATGGCTTTTCAGGGCAGACCAAAGGGTTATTGCGGCGCGTGGTTGGTGTTCTGGTGGTACGCTCTTAGAGCGCGTCAGGACCAGCTGTTTTAGTGCTTCCTGTTGCTCTGGGGTGATCTGGCCATCGAGGCGGGGTGGGGTTTGCTGGGCCAGCTGGGCGGCCATGCGGTTAAAGGCGTTGATATAGGCGATCTTGATATCCATTGCGCGTTTACCGGTGAACCCCATAACGAGTAACATAAAGCCGTCTTTGGTCATGCGGTAAACTTTAGATTCGCGTTGCGCGCCGTTGCCGATGCTGATTTTTTGAACATGAGCCGAAAAGTTGGCTGATGAAAAACTATCAGTTACATCGAGGGATTCAATTTTTTCTAAAACGTGTTTGTGTTGCTTTCCGAACGCCTCAGCAACAAGTAATGATGAGGTGATTAACTGGCCATCTAAAGACGTGACGAAGTGATCTGGGTTGGTGGTTAAGCTGGTGTTCATTGTGATAGCTCCAATTGGTTTGGATAATCACCAACACAGAGTCCAAGCTGTGGTGGTGAACTGTGCAGGGTTGGACTACCGGTCACAATGAATCCCGGCGCGCCGAAGCGCCCCCACACAGCCCACCATAAATCGCGAATGTGGCCGTGCTTAACACATAAAAAAACCGCTAACGCGGTTATGCGTCATTGTGATATTCGGGAGTCCAAGCCCGATCGCTGATTTTGCAGCGATGGCGGAACGATAGCGCCCGGATATCAGCCGCGCAAGATTTTTTTGCGCATAAGTCGATTATGGAGTTATTTTAAGCCTCACATTTTACATGGAGTTTCTATGAGTATTTTTCACATAATCATGATCGTGGTTGTCGTTTTGTTCGCCTTTTTTGCTTACAAAATGATTAAAGCTATGCCGAAAAGTATGGCGTTTGGAGCCATCTTAATGGCTGTTGGCGTTATCTGGTGCGCTGTAGCTTTGCTCTCTTCAACTTCTGTAAACAATGAAACGGTTAACTTTGGGCTGTTGTTCTCACAGCTGGGCCATATCATTATTGGTTGTTTCATTACGCTGATCGGCTCAATTTTTACCGCCGCCGCGTTCTATACAAGCAAGCAGCCATAACGAGCCGGGGTTAGACCCCGGCAAGTGTTTAAGCGCTGGCGCGCATCAGGCTTTTAATAACAGCGTTACGGACCCACTCCGGGCGGGTAGATAGCAGGGCCATCAATCGCCCAGCAGGTAGGCGGTTGAGGTCTTTTAGACGTGTACGGAATAACCTGGTATATTGCTGTTCAGACATAACAAACTCCCCTTTGTTGTGTCGAGGTGGCTACCGCTCCAACGGTGGCCACCTCACATAGCTGTTAGTGATGTGCTTTATAAAAACTGAACATCTTTTCAAACAGCTCTTTCATCGGAATATCGTTAGATGATGCGTAAGTTTTAAACTCACGGTGCAGCTCAGGATCGAGCCTTAACAGCAGCTGTTTACCGCCGTCCGCCTCTCTCCCTGCTTTGGCCGTCGTTTCAATACCGGCCGCTGTATCTTCCAGCTTTGGCGGCTCGCCTTTATCCGTCACTTTACGCGCTGGTTTTTTTGATGGTCCGGCCATGTTCGTTTTACTCCTTATGCGGTTAATTCTTCTACGCGGTCAATAATGCCCTGAATAACGCTCTCCGCTCGTTGGCGCGGCGCGGCATACTGACATTCAACAATGCTCCGCCCGGTGTCCTGGGCTTTACTGAGGGCCGGTTTACGCGGGATAAAACCATCAATAACGGTGTATGGGGTTTTTTCCAGATAGGCCCGCGCGCCCTCGTAATCTGATTCGTTTTCTGATACGCCGCTAAAGACGATCGCCAACTTTTTGGCGGGTACGCCAGCGCGTACCAGGCTATTTGCAGTATTTACCGTTGACTCCAGGTCATCGAGGCTAAATGAGGTTGGAATAACTGTGAGGTCACACTGGTTGGCTATGTCGATGGTTGACTTTGACGCGAACGCGGCGCAATCAGCGATAACGAGATCGTATTGTTCGCTATCCTGGTGCTTTTTTAGTTGCGTCACTGTACCCAGGGACTGTACGTCAAACACTGGCTCCAGATTTGCACTCATGCGGCGGCGCATCCAGTTAGCAAAGGTAGCCTGGCCGATATCCAGATCGCCAACCATTACTTTCCAGTCTGCTTTTGCGTATGAGACCGCCACGGCGCGGGCCAGCGTTGATTTTGTTACTCCACCTTTACCTGATGCAAAGGCAATCGAAATGGTCATTTGTCGAGACTCCGTTTCTGTGAGTTAAGATATAAAGATATATTTATATCTTGTTGTGAGAAGAATACACCAGAAGGGAAGGGGGAGGCAAGAGGGTTTGATATAAATATATCTTTATATATTTATATCAAGTCGTAAAGCGGGCCTAGACCCGCAAGTGTTACATTTCCGTTAACTTGCAACGTATTGTTTTTATAGATAAAATACACGCTCTAATCATCGTGAGTATCGCCTCTGGCAACTCTCCACCTGATTCTGTTTTTTCGCCTCCCTCAGCTGTTTCAGCCAGTGAGGAGACCATAAGTGATACCCCAATAGAACGGGCGGCCAGCTTGATTATCTCCGGGTCTGGTTCCGAAACGTCCCTGATGTTACGAACAACGGTTACTTGTTCACTGGCAATACAAAACGCTGATTCCAGAAGTTCCGTTTCTTGCTCGTCTATATACGCTTCGATCATGCACTCAATCGCCAGGGCATTAGAGAGAGCTGAATTGGTAAGAATGGTATACGCGGGATATTGTTCCTGTTTCATCATATAGCGTTTCTCGATATGTAGTTTTTGACCCGCTGTGTGGTTATTTTAAGCAACAAAAAGCACGGCGTGCGTGCTTCCTGTTAACGCCACATAACGATCGTGACAACTCGACCTACAATCTCGACCTTTTCAGATTCCGTGATCCGAATTGGCGGGAAATGAGCGTCATTTGTAGCGTAGATAAGACATTCATTTTTACCGATCTCTTTTCGACCCCATAAGCACATAATGCGCCCGGAATCATCTTTTATTGCATAAATATCAGTCTTTTCGATGGATGTTACAGACGTGTCAATAAGTACCTCAGCGCCTTTTTTGAGCTCCGGGGCTAATAAATCGTCCTCAACTTTCAGCGTTACCAGATCGCTTACTTTCAGGCGTTTGGTTTCAATAAATTCTGTATTGAAAGCCACAGAGGTAAGAGCCTCCGGGGAGCCTATGCGCGGAAGTGGAGAGAACGCGAGGGATTCACTTTCCCCCTCCATGTCACTGAGGGTGGACAGCCACGCCGGGGACACCTTCATGGCGGCTCCCAGAACTTTCATGCTCTTAAGCGGCGCAAGCCTAATCCCCGCCTCATAGTTCTGTAGTGTACTTCTTGGGATGCCTGTTCGGTCCTCAAGATCCTGGACAGACAGTTTAGCTTCATGCCTTTTTTGCCTAATCCGATTTCCTACCTGGATGGCCATCGTAGTTTTTTCGTTGTTCATGTCAGTAGAGTCCCGCCTCAAATTGTGGTCAGCGTAACACATTTTGTAGTCATTTTGCGCACTGACTACAAAAAGTCGTTTTTCGTCTTGATAAATCCCGTTGTGTGGTTGAATATGATCTCAATATGTAGTTTTTGAGGGTGTAATGTGACGCTACAGGATTGGGTAACACAGCATGGCGGCCAGCGCGCTTGTGCGGCGAAATTTAAGTTTTCGGTCTCCTCTTTGGGGGCCTGGTGCCGTTCTGCGCGTTATCCGACTCCGGCAAGCCAACAACGTTTAATTGAGTGCTCAGATAATCAGATTGATTTTCAGGATTTGTTACAGACGTTTGTGGCGAAAAAGAACGAAGGAGAACAGGAGAAATCACCTGTTGCCCGTCGCTTAACGGGGTCCGTTTTTGTCCGCGATATTTGCCGCCTCAAGCGTCTTTTTATCGAACTCGAATTACCGCCTGAGCGCTGCAATCTCCTCGGGGAAAAAATTACCGCACGCTGGGCCCACACTCATGTAACGGTCCGGGAAGTTCGTTCCGCCGTGGAAAAGCTGGCCAGCGAGGGGAAAGACTCAGGGGATCTCCAGCTGATACACAGGACGATTGCTGAGGCCCGTAATACTGCCCTGGGGAGCCTTACACAATGATGATTCTCGTTCTGCTGGGGACCTCCCGCGTACAACAACAAACGATCGTCGAAACGCTGGCCAGAGAGTTACACGGGTATTCAGTCCGCCATGTTGATAATGGCTCTGATATCTGTGACGCCAGTAAAAAACATCGGAACTTAAACGCCGCGCTTTTGGGGCGCAATTATGGTGACACTGTAACGGTTATCACCGGCGTTGATTCCGTGACTGAATACAATTACCTGGTGCGTTATCGCGCTGTGTTTTGCTTGTTGCCTGGTGTTCTCCCGAGAATATTCGGCAGCGGCGAAATCCCGATCACTGATGATTTTCTCTATGTCTCGCTGGCCCCGACAAAGATGGCCACGCTTGAAAAACGCCGCGTCTATATGTCTCCGCTGGAGGCTTTCTCTGAGTGCTACCAGCGGCAGCGGGGAGGGCGTGAACGTGGCTGATCCATTTGTCCTGGGGGCGGTTCGTTTTTGCCAGAACCCTAAATTTTTCCAGTTCCTTGCAAGCAAACAGCACGATCCAGTGACGGACAAACAGTCCGCCGCTGATGCTTTGCGCCGGTTGTGTGGAATTACCTCCCGCGCTGAGCTGGCGACGAACGCCCGCGCGCGTGACGCGTACAGGGCACTTATTGGTGAGTTTAACCAGTTCATGAAAGGGGACCACGCATGAACGGCCGCAGACCCACCAAAAAGGAAAGACTTTATATCGAATCCTGTATTCAGCATGTGGGCTGTATTCCCTGCATCCTCGATGGCCGCGAAATAGAGAATCCGGCCGCGTGGACTGAGTTTCATCATGATCCCGATTACGGAAGCACTGAGCCCTGTTGTCATTTTCATGGCTATGGGATTTGCAGCACTCATCACCGGGGCGTTACCCCTGATGGGCGTTTAGTTGAGATAGCCGTTCGTCACCCTGTCGCCAGTAACGGCCCTCGTTTTGCCGCTGTTTACGGGCCTGATGAGTTGTTGTGTGCGATGGCATGGGAGCGAATCCCGGACTCAGTAAAAGACATTATTGGTTTTGATCTCAGTACCGGAGATATCCCGGCAAATTTTAAGTAAGGCCAGACATGCGCCAGATGAGAGGGATGACCCTGGAGCGCCGGTTAGAGCTCTGGGCGCGCTGGATTGTTACCGGGTGCAACACCTCCCGTGGTGGCTTTGCCTCGATGCTGGAAATGATGATGGTGACGCGCTGTCAGTTTTCCGGTGGCGGTGGTGAACCCCGAGACGAGATAGAGACGGCGGTGGAGGCGGCTGTTATGTCGCTGACGGCCGTGGATGAATCAGCCGCGTTAGTTTTACGGGTTGAGTACGGAGCGTGGGCCCCAAAGAGCCTCGACGGTGCTACGACACAACTGGATAAGGCCCACGCTCTCGGACTCTCCTTAAGGACCTATAAACGGAAGCTGGCCAAAGCACGAAAGCATGTGGCCGACTATCTGGGGATAGGGAGTTAACAGAAAGATATCAATATATATTGATATAAATATATCAAGCAATAGTTGAGACCTCGACAATAGATAACAACGAATTGTATTACCTCCAGGACTCCCGTAATTACTCGGGAAATGACCTGTTATGGTGGGGTAAAAACGGCGCGGGCTATGTGACCGATCTCCGAAAAGCCCAGACCTTTACCCGGCTTGAAGCGTTGCAGCAAAACACCGCGCGTGAGACCGATATTCCGTGGCCGAAAAACTATGCTGACGCCCATATTAAATACGCTGTAGACAGCCAGGACGTTAACCTCAGCACGGCGCTGGAGGGGAAAAACATTACTCTCCGCAAGCCCACCAAAGATCGCAATATTTCCCCGCGTTACCAGTGCCCGGACTGCGGCCGCTTCATTACTGAGGCTGAGTATTACGCTGGGCCTTACAACGGTGGAACCTGTACCCGTTGCGAGGGGGACCGCTAATGAGAGTCCGCGCCGCATACACAGAAAAACGCCGTCAGATGCGTTTCACGCGTCGTAAAATTCCCGCTGAGCTCAACCTGAAAGCACTAATTATGCTGGATTCCGGCGACTATTACGGTCACACGGGTAAGAACGCCCGCCTGGTTGAGGTGATGCCAAATTGAAAAACTCTCTGGCCGATCTCAATAACCATTTGTTTGCTCAAATGGAGCGCCTCAGTGATGAATCATTGAAGGGTGAACAACTCCAGGAAGAGATAAACAGGGCTAAAGCCGTTACCGGCATATCAACGCAAATTATCAGCAATGCGCGTCTTGTGCTCGATGCCGAAGAGTACCGGCGCGGTTTGAAGCCGGAAGATACACCGGAAGTCCTACGCGTAGGTAAATCCAATGGCGCATAAATACAGTCCTGTCGAGCTCAATTGGGTTAAATGGCACGCCACGCTGGAACGCCAGGAGCTGGCCGATCGTTTTAATGAGCGCTTTGGTACGAATCAAACGGCCATGCAGTTGGTATCACTGCGAAATCGCAAAGGCTGGTTAACTGGCCGTGATGGCCGCTTTAAAAAGGGCCAGGCAAAGGTTCCCGGCTCAGGGGCAAAAGTACCAAACGCCACCTCATGTAAAAAAGGTAATCGACCGGCTAATCCTGTC